ATTTACAATGACCGCACCATGATGCTAAAACAAAAGCAATTCTTTTACCACCATAACCCTGTGGAACATTACCTTCTGGTGATGTAAATCCTTCAGTTGTCATTTTCTTCAACATACATCCACAACCAAATAATACCATTAATACTAATAATCCTACTAGTAGTAAATTTACATTTAATCTTTTCATAATTTTCATCATTTATTTAAATAAAGAAAAGATTTAAATTTAATTTTTTTAAAATAAATAAAAATTAGAGAGGAAACGAACATTATAAATAAATTTATATTAAATTTCTAAAATAGAACATGAATCTAAATTGTTACATAATAATAAACTTTTAAAAATGTTATCATCTATAAATTTAGGAGTATCTATAAATAATATTAAATTTATTGTATCTTTAAAATGAATATTACAATATATTTTGTTTATATTTAAAAAATTAGTATCTTTAATCATTAAAATTCTTGTTTTATTTTTTTCAAAATCACTAAATTTTTCAAGAGTGCTTACAGAGTACGAATCATTATCTAATTCATGTAATAAAATATCATAAATCTTAGAATGGACTATAAAGATTGCTTTATAGATAGTTAAAATTTCATAAATTCTTTTTATTGAATTTAGTATAAATGATATATCATTACTTATTAAATTATTATTTACTAAATTCATTTAAATATTCTATTCTAATAAATTATAAATTAAATACCTTTTAAATGAGTATTATTGATATAACTTTTTTTTATAATATACAAAAAAAAGTTAAATTAAGTGATATTGATAAAGAACTAGTAGAAAAAGTCAAAAATATAACAGACAATTGTAATTGTTTTAAAAATTTAAAAACAAATAATAATTATTATAAGAAAAAGAAAAATTATACAATAAGAAAAGATATAGTTAAAAAAACTGATGATAAAATATTACTAAGTAATTTAAATAAAATTACTGAAAGTAATTATAATACTTTATCAAATAAAATAATTACTAATATAACTGAAGATAATTGGAAAATAGTAATTGATAAATTAATTGAAATATCTTTTAAACAATCTAATTATGTATTATTATATATTAACTTATATAAGCAAATAATAATTAATAGCACTAGAAAGAAATATTTAGATAATAAAATTGCTGATATTTTAGATAGCAAAAATGATGAATTAATTTTATTAAAAATTAATGATAATATAAATATTTTAGAATATGATGATTTTTGTCAAAGTAATAAAAATAAAAAGAAATTTAAAGGAATTATTAATATAATAATAAATTTAATTAAAAATGAACTTATTTTTATTAATTTTAATGGTTTAATGAGAAAACTTATGATATATAAAAATTATGAGAATGAAATATTTTTAGAAACATTACATATTATTCATAATACTATAAATTTATATAAATCCTATATAGATGATTTAAAAAATTATCTTGCTATAACAGATTTCAAAGGTAAAATGATGATTAAATTCAAAATTAAAGATATTATAGAAAATAATCCACTTAAAGAATTTTATTAAATTTTTATTAAATTTTTATTAAAGTTTAATTATCTATTAGGTCTTCTTAAAAAGGGAGGTAATGCAGAAGCATCACTAGGATCTCTATTTCTATAATAATCACTATTATAACCATTATTAGAATTATTATTTTCAGTTTGATTTTCATTTTGACTCCCTGTTTGATTTTCAGTTTGACTACCATATTCTTGCATCTGTATTGTTTCTTGTTCACTTCTACCAGATACGGCTGTTCTAGCAACTGGACCGCTTCTAATTCCCATATTAGCACCTAATGCTATTCTTCTATCATATACAGGTATAGGTCTAGGTCTTTTTCTAGTTCTAAAACCATTACTATTTATTTCATGACTTAATAAAGGTTCTAATCTAAATAGTTTTTTATCATCAAACTGACAATGCGCACCTCCTATATCTGTACCACCAAATATAAATCCTTGTTTAGATGCAATATTATCTATAGTTGTTCCAGTATCTATTATATTAAATATTCTATAACCAATATTATTATCTTTAAATTTATCAAATTTTCTTTTTCCATATAACCATTCTGGTTTTATAATCATTTGTTTATATGCAGTAGTTTTAATATATACTTTTGTAAAATCTATACTATCATCTTCATTACATTTATAAAATTCATCATATTCTATTTTCTTTAGAGGAACTAATATATCTTCTTTAACTTCATTTTCTTTTTGCTCTTCTTCGGTACGATATGATTCTTTATAATATTCTCCATGATCATGATATTCATTTCTTGATTCTTGCGTTGTATGTTGTGGATTCCAATATGTTTGATAAAAATCAGCTGTTTTTTTTTCTACAGATCTTTTACCTTCTTTATGTATCTTATATAAGTTATTTTGTAAATATTGACTATTTACATTAAATCCACTTGGATAATATTTAATTAAATCTCTATCATTTATATATGATATTGAATCCCCTGTATATACATAATTTCCACTTTGTGTTTTAGTCCTTATAATAAAATTATTTTCATCTTCCTCTAAATATTCACTTATTGTATATTTCATACTCATAATTATATCATCAAATTCAATACCTTTAATTTCTTTAATTAGTTTATTAATATCATTAGAATTATTAGAATTATTTCTTGCTCTTTTAGGAGCACCTCCATATTTATTCATAGCTTTCATATACTCTTCTTTTGGTATTCGTTTTAACCCTTTTTTAGTTTTTTTATAATAATACCCATCTTTTCTTTTGATATATTTATTATTAATATCTAAAGAAGAACTAGTAGATTTCATTTATTTTAATAAATATTTAGTTTAAAATTAATAAAAAAATTTTATCATTTTTATATTTTTTATAAATCTATTTTATATTGTTATCTATATTGTTGTTTTAACATTATTAGAATTTGATGTTTTATTATTATATTTAATTTCATCTATTAATTTTATTTTATCAATAACGCTATGCGTTACATCATTTTCATAGATGTCATAAATTCTAATATTTACATAATTATTATCTAAAGATATAAGTTGATTTAGATATTTATAAATATTAACTTCATAATTTAGTAAATTAAATTTTAAGAAAGAATCATAAGAAGAGAAATTAAACATAAATAACATATTTATATCTTCTTTATTTTTGTTCTCTTGAATTGATAATAAATCTTTTAAATATAAATCTCTGTTAAGTTCATTAAAATCATCAAAAATATCAAAATTTTTAGTAATCATAATATGAGTTTTTGTATGACAACCTCCATTATGTATATAATTTTTCATAACCAAATAAATATTTAAAGTATCTTCTATAAACAAACTAAGTTTTTTTGAAACTAATGAATTTATTTCATATCCCGATATTTCACGTAGTAAAAATTCTAATTCATCTAATGCTTGTCTATGATACCATGTTGATACATCAGCAATGTGTAAAATCTGATAAAATATTGATGGTGTTTCATGGATTTGCGATGCTGAACCAACTAATAAAGGTTCATCTAATGAATCCATTATTAACTTAGACCAATTAACTATTATGTATTAGCCAAGTATTAGTAATATGATAACATTTTTCATCTCCAGATTAGGTTCACATTTTAGTTTGGATTACTTTTTATAACATTATAAATCATAACAAGATAAAATGTGATTTTATATTCTATTTTAGTAAGTAAAAGATGGACTATAAAGGTAAAATTTTAGAACAACTTAAATTATTAGAACAAGACAAAAAAGCAAAAAAGGAAACTTTTCGTGTTCGTGCTTATCAAAAAGCAATTCTAGCAATCAAAGAATTCGATGGTGAAATTAAATCTATTGAGGATTTAGATAAAATTTCTGGATTAGCGAAAGGTAGTATTCGTCAAAAAATTATTGAACTTATTAAAACTGGTGAAATTTCACAAGTTAAAGATATTAGTAATGATGTAAATATTTTAAAAGATTTATCAAACATATATGGTATAGGACCAAGTAAAGCAAATGAATTAGTAAATAAACATAATATTACAACTATAGATAATTTAAGAAAAACATTAGAAGATAATGAAGATATATTAAATGATAAGCAAAAATTAGGTTTAAAATATTATGAAGATTTATTGAAAAGAATACCTCGTAAAGAAATGAAAAGTCATGAAGATTTCATAATTAATTTTATAAGTAAAATTGATAAAAATAATGAACTCATATATGAAGTTACTGGTTCGTATAGAAGGTTAGAAAAAAATAGCGGTGATATTGATGTTTTATGTACTACTAAAAATGATGATAATAATTTATTTAATACTATTATTAGTAGTTTAACAAATGATAAATATATAACAGAAACATTAGCAAAAGGGGATAAAAAGTTTATGGGGATTTGTAAGTTACCAAGACATAAAACTCACAGAAGATTAGATATGATATATACAAGAAAAGAGAATTATCCATTTGCCTTATTATATTTTACTGGTAGTGGTCAGTTTAATGTTGAAATGAGAAATTTTGCTATAACCAAAGGATATTCATTAAATGAATATGGATTTAAAAAAGATAAAAAATTTGTAGATAATAATGGAAAATTATTTGAAACTGAAGAAGATATATTTAAATTTTTAGGAATTAAATATATTAAACCAGAAGATAGAAAAGCTGGTATTCTTCAAAATTATATAACAAAATAATTCAACTTAAAGATATGATAAAAAAAAAATAAAAATGATAAAATATATAATTAATCTATTGTTTAGAATTAATAGTATTAGGATTTATACCATTATAATTTAACCAATTTTTTATTTCATAATATTGATAAATATGATATACATTTATGATATCATTAATATTAGAATCTATATCTATACCACTATTATTTAAATAATTACCAAATTCATTAACATTCATTTTAGTAGTATCTTTATCACTTAATGTTAATATTTGTAAAAATTCTGATAATAATTCTCTTTTTTCATTAATATAATCATAATTATTCATAATAAAAGTAAGATAAAAAAATGTTGTTTGAACACAATAACCAGAACCTAAATCACATCTATATCCACTTAATGGACATTTATATTTCCAAATATTAGTATTAATAGCACTTTGTGTCATTTCAACATCTCCACAAATCTTATTTGAACTTATTAATGTGTAATGTTCTAATTCAAATAATTCTTTAATATCTTTTGCTATCTTATATATTAATGAATCATTATGAATGTTATTTGGATCAAATGGATAAATAAAATGATTATAAATATCAAATAAAATAATACATTGATGACCAGAACCTTCTAAAAACGAAAATTGAACTGGTATTATTATAAATTTTTTATAAGATTTAAATATACCCATTATATTACTCCATATATTTGTTAATTTTACATTTAAAGAATAATATAATATGTCTAAAAATCTTCTAAAGATATTATCTTCATTTAAAATATCATCATCTATAATTTGTGCTCCATCTCCTAATCTAAAATTAATAGTTTTTTCGCCAAATGTTTTTATATTATTTTCTACAATATTATAATTATTATCAACAACAACATGAATTTCAAAAAAATTTTTAAAAAGAGGTGGATTAATTCTATTTTTTAACATAATTTCATTAGCTATTTCATCTGGTATATATATTGGCGAGATATCTGGATATTTATTAAATAAATGTGAATAAAAATAAAAAGATTTTATAGATTGAACATTTGCTATATCACCAACTTCATTCAATACTATATTTTTTATTATCTCATTACTATCTATAATTCTATTTTTTTCTAAATGATTATAAACTTTTTTATTTATTTTTAATCTTTTTTCAATATCTCTAAAACCCCCTTTTATCTTTTTAGATTTATTAGATTTATTAAATTTATTAGATTTATTTGACTTATTTGATTTGATTACATCATAATCTTTTTTAGAAATTCTTATTTTTTTATTATTATTATTAAACATATAATAATGTTTTTTACTTGTTTTAATAACTTTCATTTTTAATTAATATTATAAAATAATTCAACTTAAAGATATAAAATTAATACAAAATTAATCCAATAGCATAAAATCTTGATTTTTGTTTGAATTATAACCACTAAATTTTTCAGTAAATTCTTCATTATGACGATTTTTTTTATTTTTCCTTTTTTGTGAAAATTTTTGGACTAATTTAGTTCTTCTTTTATTTTCATATTCTTCATCAACATCTGGTTCTTTATTATTTGTAAAATTAGATTCTTGCTGTCTTTGTAATTGTAATTGTTGTTGTAATAATTCATTTGTCTTATTAATGATGCCTTCTAAATTAGCAAATTTTTCTTTTAAATTTGCTACATTCTCATACATTTCTTCATCTTTTTGAGTAAATTTATCTTTTGAATTACTATCTGCTTTACTTTTAAAGGTTTCTAGAGAATTCATTGTAATTGACATCAATCCAATTACAGATAAAAATATAATAATATTCTTTAATGAAAATATAATACCAAACATTTTAATAATAAAATATATTTTATTTTTGTTAATTTAATGTAATAATGAATGATACTAAAAATAAATCAAATAAGAAAGATAATAAAAATAAAACTAAAACAAAAACAACTAAAACAAAAACAACTAAAACAAAAACAACTAAAATAAATACTACTAAAATAAATAAAACTACTAAAACTATATCTAACAAATCTAACAAATCCAACAAATCTAACAAATTCAGTAAAGATGAGAGTGGATGTTTAAGTGATTGTAATGTAATTACATTAATATTAAAATATTTAGTTGCTATATTTCAGTATTTATCAATAGAAATTACAGATTACAATATGAAATTAAAGACTACCAAATGTTTAAATACTGCTGTAATGTTAGTATATATTTTATCAGAAAAGATATACATTAAACAGAATGTTGATTATTGTGATACAGATAATATAAATAACAGATTTAATACAATAAGAGAACAAAATTTAGATACTATGGAAGAGAAAAAAAGAATTCTAGATGATTTAGATAAAGATATTAAAATTCCAGAAACAAATACTAGATTTTTTTATTATGTATTAATGACGCATACAAAGATGAAAAAAAAGAAAAGAAAATCAAAATTAGATATGTCAAAGGATTATGAATGGTTTCCTGGTCATGTATATATCATTGAGAAGCATACTGATTGTAAAGATAATTTGAAATATAAAATTTATCAATCTTATATAAATCAATATGATTTAAATGGTCATTATAAATATAATAATAATTCTGTAAATCTTAGAAGTAATATAAAAACTATTGTAAATGGTATGAAAAATATTTTACTAAAAAAAAAATGGAATAAATCTGCTGTTAATTTTTGGAATAAATTATGCTATATAGATACATCAAATTTAGTAGGTTGTGAAACAGAATATATTAATATATGTTACACAAAAATACCTATTAAAAATTGTTATAAAAACCTAGAAAGATTTACAAATATTGCTATAAAAAATATACAAAAAAATATATCAAATGGTAATAATGATATTTATAATATAAATCAAGATGATAATGATATGAAAATTAGACAATATGAAATTAATGAATTATTAAATGAATTTAAAAATCTTAAATTAGATTTAGAAAAAATTTAATAAAAAATTTTAGTTAAAAAATTTTATATAAAAAATTTTAGTTAAAAAATTTTATATAAATAAAATGGATAGATTTGTTATGATAATCATATTATTTTTTATCATAATAATATTATTTATATTAATTAATAGTATGTCAAGAGTAATTGCGAGTAATGGTATAAAACCAATAGTATTATTATTAGATTTAGATAGAACAATGATAGGAAATATAAGTCCTCAAAGTGAGGAACATTATATATTAAATTCAATAAATCTTGAATTACAAAGTTTAGATAAAAAAAAATTAAGAATGACAAATATAAATGATGAATTAAAAAGTATAACTAGAAAATATTTAGATAAATTTTTAAAATTAACAAAAAATTATAATAATCTAGAAGTTTTTGTTTATACTGCTAGTGATGATAAATGGGCTAAATATGTTATACCAAGATTAGAGAAAATAGTAGATTTTAAATTTAATAAACCTTTATTAACTAGAGATAGTATAATAAAAAAAAATAATCAATTTAAAAAATCTTTAAATATTGTAAGACCACAAATATTTAAATCACTAAAGAGAAAATATGGATTAAAAAATGAAAATGAATTGAAATATATAATGTTATTTGATGATATAAAAAATAATTTAATAGAAAAAAAATATCAAATATTATCACCAATATATAATAAGATAAATCAAATAGATTATTTAAGAAATATACCAAAACATGTTATAAAAACTTACTATCCAGTTATTGAAAATATATTAAATATTAAACATTCATCAACATTAGAAGGTTTTTATAGTAAATATTACAAATTCTTAAATATAAGATATACCTATGCTGAAAATAATAATAAAAAATTTGATAATGATAAATATTGGAAAAAGGTAGGTTTAATACTGAAAAATAACTTAGATAATAGTAATTTATCTTTTAAAAATTTATTAGTTTTATTAAAAAATTAATTATGTTCGTTTCCTCTCTAATTTATTTATAATGTTTTTTGATTTCTATATTTTTAATTAAATTTTTTTACTATTTTTTTTAGTAAATTTTTTGAATTTATTAATGATATACCATTTATTATTAAATAATCTTTCTTCATAATCATTAATTTTAACAAGATAATAATTATTTCCATAAAATTTAACTAATTTATATTCATCTTTTACAACATCATAATATTCATTATTATAAAATAAAATCTTTTCATATCCATCAATATTTGATAATTTTTTATTAGGTTCTTTAAATGATACTTTTCTTGAAGGTAAATTATCATATAAAGTATTATCCATTATTTATTTTTTAAAATTAAATTAATTTATTTTAAATATGAAATTTTATGATGATATATATGGTATTGAACTTGTGAAACCGTATTATAAGTTTTAAAGACACTTAAAAATATTTTAAGTATATTATATATATTCACATTTTAAAATTTTATATAAAATTTAATAAAATTTTATTAGATGTTATTATCATTTGATATAGGTATTAAAAATTTAGCGTATTGTATATTAAAATATAATACTGAAGATAATAGTGATATAACAATAATTAAATGGAATATTATACCATTATTAGATAAAAATGAGAAATGTAAAGGATTTCCATTAGATGAATTAACCAAGAGAATGTATGAACATTTAAATAAAGAATTTTATAGTTATGATATAGATATAGTATTATTAGAAAATCAACCTGTATTAAAAAATCCAGTAATGAAATCAGTTCAAATGATATTATTTTCTTATTTTCAATATCAAAAAATAATGTTAAATAGAGAAATAAAATTGATTAAATTTATAAATGCTGGTAATAAATTAAAAGTTGGAAGAAATTTTAATGAAATTAATTACAATACTGAAATTAATGCGATAAAAAGCAAATATACCAGAAATAAAAAATTTGCTATATTATATACTGATAAAATATTAATTGATAGATTAAAAGATAGTAAAAATAATGAATATTTTAATAATCACAAAAAGAAGGATGATTTAGCAGATGCTTTTTTACAAGCAATATATTATATAGATTTTAATAAACTTTAGAAATCGTCAGTCATATCAAATTCCAAGGTGCTGTTTTCGGTATTATGTAATTCTGCTTTGCTATAATTACTTACACGAACTTCAAAGAAGTTTTGTTTGTCTTCTAGACCTATGCGATCCATAAAGTCAAAAGGATTAACAATATTATAAATTTTATTGTAACCAAGTTGAACAGCAATTCTATCACTAACGAACTCTATGTATTGAGACATTAATTCACTATTCATACCTAATAAACGGCATGGAAGACTTTCTATAATAAATTCTTTTTCAATAGTAACAGCATCTTTAATAATTTCATGTACTTTTTCTTCACTTAGTTTATTTACGATATGCGAATAAAGTAATATGGCAAATTCGGTATGAAGAGATTCATCTCTGCTAATAAGTTCATTACTAAAAGTTAAACCATGCATTATTCCTCTTTCTTTAAGCCAATAAATTGAACAGAAAGCACCAGAGAAGAATATACCCTCAATGCATGCGAAAGCAATCAATCTAGTAGCAAAATTATCATCAGTGCTATTAATCCATTTCATAGCCCAATCAGCTTTCTTCTTAATACATGGAATAGTTTCAACAGCATTTAACAATCTATTTTTTTCAATTTCATCTTTAATATAAGTATCAATTAATAGTGAATAAGTTTCTGAATGAACAGTTTCAATAGCATTTTGAAAACTATAAAATGCTAGAACCTCTGGAACTTTTATTTCAGACATAAAATTTAATACAAGATTTTCATTTACTATACCATCACTAGCAGCAAAAAATGCTAGAACATTTTTGATAAAGTATTGTTCATCTTGAGTTAAAGTATCCCAGTCTTTTCCATCTTTTGAGAAATCAATCTCTTCTACAGTCCAATATGTTGATACATGCTTCTTATACATAGACCAAACATCATCATATTGAATTGGAAAGATAACATGTCTGTTTTTAGTTTCCGTTAAGAGAGGTTCTAGAGACATTTTATAATATACTAAAATATTATTTAAATTCTTTCTAAAAATAAAAAATCAAATTTTAAAATTTGATAAAATTAGAGAGGTAAAGAACATTATATAAAAATATTTACATAAAAATATTTGAAGGAATATAAACATTACATAAAAATAAATGTATATTATATTTGCTGGAGAAATTTATTATCCTAGAGGTGGAGCAAATGATATCATAGGATATTATCAGACATTTGAACTTGCTTTATATAAATTTAATGAATATGTTAATAATAATGAATATGAATGGATACATATACTTGATACAGATATGCATGACATTGTAAGACAATATAAGACAATATAAGACAATAATTAAATAATATTATAAAATGTGATTTAATATAATATTTTATTTAGAAATATTATATTAAAATCCTATATAAAATTAAATATTAATAAAAAATAGTTATAATATGGAAACTATATTAATAACAATACATATTGTTATAACATTATTAACACCAATATCAGTTATTAAATTAAGTAATAATAAAAAAATAACAGATAATTTAGATAATATATATATTTCCTATAAAAATGGTTATGGTTTTGATTCTAAAGAATGTTATCCATATTAATTATGTAAATAATTATCATTTATTTTGTATATTATATTCTAAATCTCTATTATTTATATGATGTATTTGTTCATTATTAATAGTTTCTAAAAGTTTTTTATATAAAATAATAGATGGACATTTTTTTATCTCTTTATACAAAAAATAGTTCCATTCAAAACATAAAGTTTGATTTAAACTCCTATCACCATTTTTTTTATTTTTATAATATAACCATTTTTTATCATAAAATTTAATTAAATTTTTTATTAAATCTTTTTCAATATTAATTTTTACATTTTTTAAAATATGAGAAATTTTACAATATATATCAAAATTTAAATTTTTAATAAAATATTCCTTTATTAACATTATAATATCTTATATTATGATTTTTATAATTATAAATAATTTATATAAATTATTTATTAACTAATGTCCATTTCCTCTCTGATTATTTTCAAATTTTAATTATCTTGTTTCTATCTTGTTTTGCTGATAATAAATCATTTTCTAACTCTTTTAATTTTCTTTTACGACATTCATTCATATTTTTACAATTATGAATATCTAATTCAATACATGAAGAACAAAAAGGGATATTACAATATTTACATTCTAATAATATACTCTTTTTTTTATTACAATTATAACATCTCATTTTTATAAAAAAATATTTTAATTAAAATTATTATTTATAAATTTTAATAATACAAATTATAAATAATGTTTAATATTGAAAATTTAATAAAAATTTTTAGAAACAAAAATAAAGATAAAAAAATTTTATTAAAAATTCCTAAAGCATTAACAAAAGAACTAAATAAATATAAATCTACTGATTTAGGTATAAATAATAAAAATGTAAATAATGTTGATGGAACAATAAATAAAATATATAATGATGAAATTTTAGATAAAATTAAAAGTAGTTATATAACTGATAAAATTAAAGATAAAATATTAAATTTAAAAAATCAAAAAATAATTACATATAATTTAAATATTGATAATATTCTTACAAATATTGAAATAAATTTATATTATAATAAAATTTCATCAAAAAAAATAGAAGAAATAATTGATACATTAAATTTTGGAATAAACTTTTATCAAAAAAATATGGATAATATTAATAATAATCCAAAGAAAATAGATATAAATATTTTTTATTGTAATATTAAAAAAACATTAAAATATAAAAGCAAAAATCAATTTAAAAAAGAAAATATAAATTCTGCTTTTACAAATTTTTCAAGTAATAAAGATAATTATATAATTATTTATCGTCAAGAAGAATTAAATAAAGTGCTATTACATGAATTAAAACATTACTATGATAATAATTTTAGTAGTTTAATAGATAAAGCAATATCTAAAGATTTAAGTAAGCTTACAAATTTAATGAAGATTAACAATATTTCAAATAAAAATAATAATACTAAAAATAGTAAAGTAATAGAAAAGATTAATTATTTTACTATACTGAATGAGGCATATGTTGAAACAATCGCAACAATTTTATATACTTATCATTATACTAATAAAAATAATAAAGATTTTGAAGATTTAATAACTCAACAATATATATTTTCATTATTTCAATCAGCAAAAATTTTATTAAATCAAAATATTGATAAATTAGAGTATCCTATAATTCTTAATAGTTATAATGAGAATAGCATAGGTTATCATTTTATTAAAAGTAGTTTATTACATAATATAAATAAAATAGATATACTAAATATTGATTTAGATGATATATCATTAATCATAAAATCAATAACGAATAAAGATTTTATAAATGATATAAATTCTAATATAGATATATTAAATAACGATATTAATAAAAATATAAAAGATAAAAATATTGTAAATACATTTCGTATGAATATATTAGATTAAATTTTAATAACAATTATTTTTATATACAAACTAAAATGTGAAAGTTGGTTTTAGTATAGTGAATACATAATAATTTGGCTATCTTATCAAATTCAAATGTCATCTAATGTTCAAAAAGAGCGTAAAATTGTTCAGTATTCTAACATTGAACTAGATGATATAGAAGATGATAGGGCTATAATAGTAGCAGAAATCAGGAAAAAAAAAAGGAATGGAACGAATTTTATATATCCAAATCAAGAAAAATGTGCATTAGATATATGTAATAAATTTTTAATTGATAAAAAAATAGTAAATGTATTAGTTTATGGTAAGACGCAAACAGGTAAAACTGGTTGTATGACCGCCATTATTAACTTATACGTTTTAACTAATTCTTTACCGATTGAAAATATTTATATAATAACTGGATTATCAGATGTGTCTTGGAAAAAAGATACTAAGAATAGGATGCCTAATAGTATTAATAATAGAGTATTTCATAGAGCAAATTTGACTAAAAATTTTGTGAAAGATATACGTTCAAAAAAGAATGTTTTAGTCATTATGGATGAAATACAGATAGCTTGTAAAGATAGACAAACTATACATAGTACTTTTACTAAATGTGGTTTCTATGATCTAAATAATTTATTAGAAAATGATATAAAATTAATTCAATTTTCTGCTACACCAGATGGAAATATAAATGATATTGATGATTGGAAAGATTATTCTTTTAAGATAAAACTCGAACCAGGTGAAAATTATATTGGAACACAAGATCTTTTGAAAAAAAATAGAATTAAACAATATCAAGATTTAACTAATATTAATAATGTATCGGAATTGGATGATGTTATTAAAAGTTTTGAGAAACCTATGTATCATTTAATAAGGATTCCAAATAAAAAAAATCATAAACAAGATTTAGTAATTAATAATTTTAAAAGAATTTTTAAGAAAAATTGTTTGTATAATACAGATTTTCTTAAAATTGTGAAAGAAGATATTAATTCTATTTTAAGAAATAAACCTGAAAAACATACATTTATCTTTTATTGTGAAATTTTAAGATGTGCTAAAACACAACACAAGAAATATATTGGTATTACATATGAAAGATATAGTAAAATTATTAATGATAGCACTATAATTCAAGGTTCTGTTGGTAGAATTACTGGTTATGATGATAATGGTTTATCTATATGCTATACTAATTTAGATACACTAAATAAATACAATATTTTATGGGATAATAATATGAATTTTCCAAATGGAATTTCTTGGAATACGAATACTACAAAATTCAAAAAATCAACTAATCAGACATATAGCACAGGTACTTTTAACAGTATAAAATATATTGAAGATTTAAAAGATGATACTATAAATAATAAAGATAAGCAAGAACTTATAATTAAAAAATTCAATGGTGAAGAAGGTCAGCAAAAAGGTATAGAATGGTTTAAAAATAATAAAGAATTTTTTACCCATATTGATAAGAATGGTGATGTTAAAACGAAAAATGGTCCAAGAATAACAAAAAAAGATGATAAAGGTTATTACATAAGACCTTTAGGTAAAGATAAATATAGGAAAGATATTTTATCAACAGAAAGATTATACAAACATCGTAAATGGAATTTGGATGCAGATCCTTCTAAAAGAAGAACTATATATACATGGTTTCCTTGTTACGAAGATGTTAAAGATAAAAAAACTTTACAATGGTGGTTAATATTTTATAAGAAAATAGAACATAAAAACTAAAAAACAAAAAAACTAAAAAACAAAAAAAACAAAATTTTTTATTATATTAAAATTTTTATATAAAATTTCAAAATAGATTTATTATATTAAAAATTTTTTATTAAGTTAAATAAAAATATGAAAAATTGGAGTAGTTTAAATATAAATAGAAAAACAATGATAGAAAATTATAAGATTTCTATATTTGATAAAAACGAACAAAATGTTCAATTATATACCTGTGATTTTATTTGTAATAATAAATCTCAATTATTACTTGAATTAGTAATTGAATTATATTTTGAATATTACATAAATGATATATCAATAATAAAAAATATTTCAAATTGTATAGAGGTAGTAAAAAATTTTAATAAAATTTATTTAACTCAAGAAAAAGTCTATTTTAATATTTTATCTAATCAACTTATGTTATTACATAAATCAAATAATATTTATTACAAAAAAGGATTTGAATGTGCTTTAAGTTTAGATAGAAATATTTTATTAAAAAATTTAGTAGATATTAATAAAAAAACATATATTACTATAACACAATATCTACCTACAGAAACTCATAATTATTTTTTAGAATTAATATATTACATATCTTCAAGTAATATTAATAAAGTATTTGATTTATTGAATACCATAATAAATAAATTTAAGAAAGTAAAATTACTAAAAAATATAGAAACCATTAATGAAACATTTAAAGATGATATAATAATTTTACTATTTGAATTATTTAAGATTTATAAAAATTTTATAAACAATCCAAAATTAAATAATACATATGATATATGTTATGAAATTTTTAACTGGAAATTAAAAAAAACAAATATAATTAAAAGGTCGTCAATACTATTTTTATTATTTGAAATGATTTTAACGAATAAAGGTTTTAGTATAAAAAATAAAAATAATAAGATAGATAATGATAATATTAATAATATCTATAATCAGTTAATGGATTATTATGATATAGATAAAAGTAAAAAAGAAACAAAAACATCTAAACAAAAGAAAAAATTAAATAGAAATAGTAATGAGTCAAAAAATGAAAATAATGAATACATGATAGATACTAATGAAAAAAATAGAGATATAAATATAAATGGGAATGATGATGAAAATTATGAAGAAAGTAAAATTGATAAAAAGATGTCATATTTATTTAATATAATTGATTATGATAAAAAAGAATTAAAACACAAAAATCATAAAGTAGAGAGGAATAAACATATAATGAATGGCTATAATATAAATAAACCTATAAAATTAGATTGTAATGATAAATTATTTAAATCGGTGAAGAATGATGTCAATATAATAAAAAATTATTAGAAAAATATTATAATATTAATAAAATATTATAATATATTAAGATTAACATATGGCAACATTATATATTACAAATAGAAATGGAAATATGTTTAGTGATAACTTTTATGAAGGAGGAGGTAATGATAATAATGTAAATATGTTATCTAAAAATCCACAATTAATAGCAGATGAAATGAGAAATGATAAAAAATATTTAAGATATTGTAATCGCGATAAACAAAATAAAAATTTAAGAGGATGTTTAGTAAAATTAAATAAACTAAAAAAAAAATATGAAGGATTACGAAATGTAAATAATAGCGAAAATATATCTGAAGTAGCTATGGTACAATTAATATTTGATATAGATACGACAATAGATAATATTAAAATAAAAATAAATGCTGATAATATTGTTAATAATACAAATGATAAAATAGCAGCATTACAAAATAATCAATTAATAGAAGATAATAATATTAATGAAGAAATAGAAGAATTACAAAGAAGAATTAGTAATCTTAATAGTCCTTTTGGTATAAATGCTAGTTTAAGAACAAATAGAAAAGAACAAGTTAAATTATTAAAAGAAGAATTAAGAAAATTAAAAGCTTCTAAAACTAATCAAAAATTAGAACCACCACAAGCAATACAAAGATTGCTCCCTACACAACAACAACAACTCAGACAACCTGAACAACCAACTGGTTCATTAGTTGTACCAAGAAATAATAATCTAAGAAAAATAAAGAATGCAATAAATACTCCAATTCAATTTAATCCTGTAGATGAACTAGATAATATAGAAGTATTAAATGATACAGAATCATTAAATGATACAGAATCATTAAATGATACAGAATTAGATAATATAGTAGAACAATTGAAAAATAATTTTAACATGTTAGATAATTATGTAGTAAATGATTATTTTGATAAACCTAGAACTGATGAAGAAATTAAAAAAGAATATTATACATTAAAACAAGAACTAAATAATACTAATACTAATGTAGATATAAATATGAATGAAGTTTTGAATGATACATCTAGTATATCAACTATTCCGCCAGTAAATAATGTTATGAGTGAAATATCGAATGTATATACTTCTAACTCAGTTAATAATATGAGTGAAATATCGAATGGTTCAACTTTTTATTCACAGCAATTATCTAATCCTAAAAATAGTAAAATTAATAGTTTAAATAAGGAATTAAATTCAGAAAAAAGAAGAACTAAAATACTTGAAGCAGATAAAAATGAAGCTTTATCAGAAATTAATTCACTTGAACAAGAATTAAAAAGTATAAAATCATCAAAACATAGCAATAATGCTTCATCGAGAAGTAGTAATAGTTCTTCATCAGTACGTAGCTATAATAATGCTTCATCGAGAAGTAGTAATAGTTCTTCATCAGTACGTAGCTATAATAATGCTTCATCGAGAAATAATAGTTCTTCATCGAGAAATAATAGTTCTTCATCAAGAGGTAGCAATAGTTGGGATAAACTAGATTATAATTCTATAAATACTGGAAGTAGTAATCAAAGTAGTTTATCAAATAATAACTCTTCTACAGTAACTGCAAATATAATTAATCTATCTGGGCAAAATAGAATGGTAGTAACTAAAAAACAATTAGAAGTTAAAAATTTAGGAGATGTTGGTAATTTAAAAAATATTAAACAAATAGTAGGAAAAAATAATATTAATAAAGATCAAAGAACTATGATGAGTGTTCAAAATTCAAAACCAAATGAACCAAAAAATGGACCAAAAAAAAATGCAAATGGAAAAGTAATGTTAAGTAAAAATCAAACACAATCAAAACCAAATCAAACACAAAATCAAGCAAATAATCCAAAAAATCAAACACAATCAAAACCAAATCAAACACAAAATCAAGCAAATAATCCAAAAAATCAAACACAATCAAAACCACAAAATCAAACACAATCAAAACCACAAAATCAAACACAATCAAAACCACAAAATCAAACACAATCAAAACCACAAAATCAAACACAAAATCAAGCAAATAATCCAAAAAATCAAACACAAAATCAAGCAAATAATCCAAAAAATCAAACACAATCAAAACCAAATCAAACACAATCAAAACCACAAAATCAAACACAATCAAAACCAAATCAAGTAGTTAAACCTCAACAAGTGGTTAAACCTCAACAAGTAGTTAAACCTCAACAAGTGGTTAAACCTCAACAAGTAGTTAAACCTCAACAAGTGGTTAAACCTCAACAAGTAGTTAAACCTCAACAAGTAGTTAAACCTCAAGTAATAAAAAGCACACAAATAGTAATGGTAAAATCAGAAGCACTTAAAAATGAAAAGAAATCAAATGATAAAAATAATAAGAATGAGAAGAAATCTAATGTTAAAAATTTTAAAAATGATAAAAATGAAAAGAAATCAAATGATAAAAAAGATAAACTAAAATCAAAAAATGTTACACCAATAGTAACTAATACACCAGCAGCATTACCAGGAGTTCCTCCTATAATAATAAATACTAAAGGAGTATTAAATAAAGTAAGTAAAAAATCTAAGGTAGTTACAGAAGATGTAAAACAAACAAAATTATTAACAGATAAAAAATTAATTAAATTTTTAGATGAATTAAAATATAGTAACAAAAAACTATTTGGTAAGGAATTTAAACCACTAACAAAAAGAGCAGACTGTTTAAAGAAAGATTGTCCAATTAAATTCATGAAGTTAAATAATATGTTTAATAAAAAAGGAAATATAAAAAAAATAGAGATAGATAAAATAGATAAAAGATATATATGGCAATATATAACTTATCTAAGATTATATAATAAAGATTTGGATATATTTAAAGTAGTATATAAAGGCGAAGAATACAAAAGTATGTCTCCAAAATACTTATATCTATTACTTAAAACAAAAGTAGATAATGAAGCAATAAAAAGATTATCAATTCAAAGAAAATCATTACAAACATTTTTAAGTAAAATATTAAAAAATAAAAATATTAAGAATCCAATGTTAGAATTATAAGCATTAATAGCATTCTAAAAGTGCGAATATATATTAAGTATATAATATATTCTTAAATAGTTTTCTCCATAAATTTGACCCGCATTTACAAACAAATTTTAGAAAATGATATTATTAAATTATAGAAACCATAAAGAAAATACATTTCACAATCATTATTAAGATAGAATAACCAGTAAGAAGGTAATATAATTAAATGTTTAGGTTTCAAATTTATTTTAAGAAATTGTACATTATTAATATTATCCTCATCTTCAACTACATAATTACTTATTCTGTAATAAAATGAATTATTTTTTGAAAACTTAAATTTATTTGAAAATTTAGGATTAGATATATATATAGGTATATCATCATCATTATTATTATATATAATCGAATAATATGCTAAATTTTCATTAACCAATGGACTATATTTATTTACTTTATAATCTAATTTTTTCTTAAATATATATTCATAAGTAAATAAAACATTTATAAAATCATTTGGATTTGATATAGGATCTTCTAATAGTATTGGTAACTTTTCATGTAATATATCATTATTTAATTTTTCTGAACTTAATTGAATGATTTCAAAATTTTTATTAAATTTTTTATAATAATTTATATAAATTATTGTAATTAAAATTATTATGAATATTACAAGTTTATTCATGATTTTAATTTAAATAAAAAAACAAAATTATTTAAAAGTTTTAACATATAATTTAGTAAAATGGCTGATATGGAAACTTTTGATCAATCTCCAAATTTTGGAAGCTATGTAGGTAATTGTAAATGGTTTAATAGTAAAATTGGATATGGATTTGTAACCATTGTTAGTGATGGTGATAAGAAAGGTCAAGATATTTTTGTACATCATAGTGGAGTAAAACCAAAGAATTCTCATTTTAGAACATTAACAAAAGGGGAATATATTTCATTAGATGTAGAACAAGGTGAAAATGGACTTCAAGGAAGTAATATTACTGGTGTATTTGGAGGTCCATTGATGTGTGATAATAATGTATATAGAAGCAGTAATAGGGGATTTAATCAGTCTTCTAAATTTCAAAAGACTGAAGAAGTTAGCGATGTTATGATGGAAACATAATTTTATTTAATCTAATTTATTATCTAACTTAATTTATATTTTAATTTATCTTCTAAAACCTCTTTGCGCAGACATTCCTATTCTACCTAATCCCATATATCTTCTTCTACCAAATCTTCTTCCCATATTTCCAAATCTATTTGCTAAACGATTAAAACTATTATTTAAGAAATTAAATGGATTATCAAATTTTCTATTATTAACTGTTGATATAACAGCATATATAAAGTAATTTACTAAAGCATAAACAATAATTAATAATGTAAAATATTTTAAATATCTAGTGAGTAAATTATTATCTCTAATAATATCTTCTGGTGAATGTTCTATATTTTCATATTTATAACAGAAATTTTCATATTCTCCATTTTCACAATAAGTCTGCTTACATATTCCACTAATTTTATTTTGTATATTTTTAGTTTGTTCATTATCAGAAGAACTATAAATATTAGCATTACCATAAGCACAAATATTTTTACCAATTTTATTATATTCTTTGAAAAATCTAGAATCTATATTTTGACATGTTTCATAATACTCTTTTTTATCTTGTCTATATTTATTAATATATTCAATTTGTCTATCAGATGTATCTAATAATAATAGAGGGTGATCATTATTAATAAAATCTTTTATTTTATTTGAACCATGATTTTTTTCATCTCTAAAATATCTAAATAATAAAGGTTGAGGACAATAATATGGGACATTAGTAGGACCTCTTTCACAGAAATTCTTATCTTCTGACATTCTATAGTTAGATGAACACTCTTTTCTACAAAATAATGATCTAGAATTTTTATTCTCTAAATCAAATCTGCTATTTTTATACCAAGCATGTGGTGTATTCTCACACGCTAAATAGTATTTATATATAAATTTAGAAAACATATTTTTATTTTTTAATCCATTTTTAATCTTTTTAGAATCTACATCTTTATTACTAGCTTTTTCTTTGAAAAAGAATTCAACTATACTATCCATTACTATAACAAATAATGTTAATATTATTATAACTGCTATTATTACTAACAATATAAAACCTTTTAAAATACATATTATTAATATTACTGGGAATAATAAAATAATAAATATAAATGTTGCTATACCAAAATCACATCTGGTGAAAAATATTACTTTTATAATAGTTCCACCAGCATATGCTATAAATCCTACTATTAACATTAATGCTCCATCTAAACCAATAACGCCAATATTTTCAATAACTGTTAGAAGAAATAAAATTAATAGTAAAAATTCACGAACAACTGGCAATTCTCCAAATAATTTAATTAATACTTTTGGTATCTCTTTTATGGGAGATATTAATTTTTTAAAAATTTTACCTATAAATGGTTCTTCAACATCATTATTATCATTATCATTATTATCACTATCATTATCATTATTATCATTATTATCATCATCATCATTATTATCACTATCATCTTGTGTAAATAATTCTTGAGCATTTTCTTTTGTATTAATTGCACGTTCTTCAATATCTTCTCCAATATTTACTGCAACATCTTCTGTAATCTCTACACCTTTACTAGTTAGATCATCTAAAGAAGTCCCTTTTAATGATTTATCAAAAAATGCCCCTGTTATTTCAGTTATAAAATTTTTATGTCCTTTACACTCATCAAACAAGTTTGTTAGTTTTTCTAAAAATAGAAAATTACACATATTATCTAGAAATTTATAAATTCCAGTATAAAATGCTTTTTGAATTCTATATAAATTATTAAATGTTAAATCTTTTTTTACTATTTCATCTATAAATAAATCATGAAACAAATATCTTATTTGTGGTTTTGAATAATCTTTTAATATATTAAAACCACTTCTAATTTCTTTATGTTCTTTTACATCATCTATAAAATTACTAAATAATTTTATTTCCATAAACGACAAATAGTAACTAGTATACTTTTTTAATTTTATTATTACTTCTTCTTGTTGATTTGAATAATTTAATTGATATTTTATTGATAAATATGTTGTGCTATTAATAATATCTTTATCCTTAAAATATAATGATAATTTAAGTGCTTTATGATAATCTGTTAAAAATGGTTTTTTTTGTTCATCTGTAAATAAATATTCATATCTATTATCAACTGTATTATAGTAAGTAAGATTAATAATATATTCAAAATTCCATAAATATTCTAAAAAGTAATTATATAATTCACCATCATTAGTAAAATTTCCCTTTTCAATAATTTTACTAATATAATTCTGTTTAAAATCTTCAATGACTATTAAACAATTAAATATATCTAATATTGATTTATATTTTGTATCTAAAATATTAACATTAAAACTATCATATATCTTTTTAGTAGGTGTTGAATTAGAATTAAGTTCAGTTATTTCAGCACCTATGATGTCATCTAATCCTTTGATGTGATTTAATTTATTATTATCTGTTTTAAATTTATAATTACCATTTCCCATATCAGTTATAAAAGACTTATAATTATCATATACATCTTTCCATTTTATATATTCAGTTTCATCTAGATTTTTATATTTATCATTTGTAAATTTTTGTAATTTAATAAATATAGCATTAAAATCTACAGATGAACCCGTTTGTGAATTAGAAGATATTATAGACTGTGAAACAAAATTATTACATAACGTTTTAATTCTATTATTTAATCTATTTTTTATTGAATTTAAACTTTGATTATTTTTTTTTATTAAATCATTTGTATTCATATTTGTAAAATGTAAATTTAAGTTATTACTTTGAAATATCCTTCCAAATGATATTAAATTATTATTAAAATCTGTCTGTGTAGGCATATGTAAAAAATCTCCATAAATTTTACATAATTTAGTTGTATTTTCAATATTATTATTAATATCTATATATGATAATGGATTTTTTCTTTCTAAAATTTGTAATTGACCTCGCGTATCTCTATCAGGTTCATCCTCTTTTAATAATTCTTGTAATATTTCTTCATTTTCAATTATAATAAAATATAATACATTACGATAAAACATATTTTTAAGTAATGAATTATCATATGCTTTATCTTGTTCCGTTTGATTTAATGATGCTGAACCTGTTGCATGATTTACTGATTTGTTTATTGGTCTTAATATTGTATCATTTTTGCTAGTTGTTTCTAAAACTTCTTTTAATATTTTTTTTGTATTTTCATAATCTAAATCTTGAATATCATCATAATCAATTATATTAGTATCTATTTTATTAGCTATTTTTTCTAATTCAAAATAATATAATATAACTGCTAAATCATCATCTATTTTTTCATTTATTTCAAAATTAGCACTATCATTGTTTGTAAAAAAATCTATTAATTTTTCTATTGATATACCATCACCAGCACTATCAGTTGCTGCTGAACCTTCTGGAACGTCTAAATTACCTGGTAAATTTTGTATTACTGAATAATATGTTTTCAATAAACTTTCATTAATCATACTATGATTTATTTGTGTCTCTATAATCTTCTCACCATTTAACAAATCATAAATAAATACTTTTAATATTTTAGATAAAATTTCTTTCGTTTTTGTAGAAGGTATTTGTTCTTGTATTTTATCATATTCTCTTTGTAAATTTTCTTTTAATTTATCTTTGTTTTGATATGCACTAACATTTTTATGTTTTTTATATTCTTTATGAAGATTACTATATTGTATTGGGTCATATTTTGTATTTAAATATTGTTGTTTAGTATTAAATATAGTCCTATTATTATTAACAGAACCACTTGTATAATTATCAAATAAATGTGTTTTAATATAATCTCTTTTTATTGAATCAGTTTCCAAATTTTCTAAATCACTACTAATAAAATCTGGATTACATATATAATCACTTAAAGCTTTTGATACTATATCACTCATCTCCATATCTAATCCAGTACTTTTATCAAATTTACCAGCTACACTTTGTGCTCCAAAAATTATTGGAATTCTTGGATATTTTATTCCAACTTTAATAATATATTCAATGATTTTATAAATTACAATTAATAATATAATAGTATAAAACATAAACCAAACATTTACTAATACCCATAATATTACATTTTTTAACTGATTACCTACCTCTTTTCCAGCAGCACGAGAAGCACCTAATCCTCTTTTTAATGATTCTTTTGTTCCTTCTTTTGCAATCATTTTTGCTTTTCCAGGAGCTGCTAAAACAGCATCTTTAGTAGCTTTAGCTGCTTTTCCAGGAGCTGCTTTGATAGTGCGAACTGCTTTTCTTTTAGTATCAATTAGTGATTTTTTAGTTTCGTCATATTTTCTATCAGCAAAACTTGTAAGTCCTTTAAGACCTCTTGTACCTCGTAAAAATTTTTGTGTATCACTTCTTAAACCAGAAGCTATTTTACCTTCATATTTTTGATTCATGTCTTTTATCATAGCTGTTTTTTCTGCTTTTTGTTTAGTTTTTTCTGCTTCTTTTTTTTGATTTTTTAATTCTTTTTCTGCTTCTTTTTGCTCTTCTTTTAAATTTTTTTTTGCATTTTTAATAGTTTTGTAATCTAGTTCATCCCCTTTAATTCCAACATTATCTTTTGCCTTTTTAAATTTATTATCTTGGTTTTCAAGTAAACTTTCTTTTATAGTTTTTGTAAAATCTGCAGTATTACTTTTTGTAATAGCCTTCAATTTACTAATTTTACCCTCTTCTTTCTTTTTTAATTTTTCTAATTTTCCCGCTTCATTTTCACTTAATTTCTCTTTTTGTTGTAAGCGTTCTTTCTCTTTTATCTCTTTTTTATCTAATCCTCCAAGTTCTTTAAGTCTCTCCGTTTCACGTGTTGTAAGATCTTTTTTATTTTTTAATTGATTTCTTTCTCTTTCTAGATTATCTAGTTCATCTACTTTTTCTTTCTTTTTTTTTAAAATTTCTGGCGATTTTGAATCAAGTTTATCTATTCTCTCTTTTTCAGAAATTGTTTTAGCTTCTACATTCTTAATCTTACTAAGAGCAGCTAATTTATTATCTTTATCTTTTAATGTTCTTTCTGTATCTGCTACATTATTTTTAGCTTTTTTAAAACTTTTAGTAGCATTTTCTGACTTCTTTTTTGATGTTAATACATTTTGTTCAGTTATTTCTTCTTTCAATTTACTCTTTATTTTATTTTTTGCTACTGTTAGCGGTAAAGTTACTAGTGGTGCTGGTGCCGAAAGTAAGCGATTTGCAGTACTTGCTGCATAAGATATTTTGGGTTTTCCGACGATGTTAACCTTAGTTTTTTCTATATAATTACTATATTCAGGTGTGGACATAATCTTCGATGCTGTTGCTTTTGCTGATCTGTAAGCAGCTCTGGGTGCAGACTCGGCGCGGATCCCAGTACTTCTTAAAGCACCTGTAAATGGTATATTATGTATGTTAGGTCTATTAGTTCTATTCATAAAATTATCTCTTTCGTTTCTTCTTTCGATTTTTTTTAATTCTTTTACATTTATACCGAATTTTTTATACGCATTTTTATATTTTTCAGTTGTATTTGATAATTGTTTATTTGCAATACTAAGTTTATTTTTTAATTTTTTTATTTTTTCTAGTTTGTCGAATTCCTTCACCAACTGACCAAGTTCACTGTTATTATATTGATTTATAAGAGTACTATATTCTATTTTTTCAGCTGGTTCTATTTTATTTTCTGCTATCATAATTATTAGTTTATTTAGCCTATTTAGTTCTGTTTTATTTAATCCTTGTATTTTTTTAAGTTCTGTATTATCAATATCATTGTTTGTTGTATCTATTAGTTTAAATATTTCATCTTTGGTCTCATTGTCGTAGGGTAAAGCTTTATATTTTTTATTGATATCAGATTGTGTTTCCTTTGCGTTAATTAGGTCTTTATCAACACTTTTAAAATTCTCTTTATTTTCATTATACGCGTTGGTGACATCTTGTAATTCTTTACTTTTTTTTATAAATTTTTGTAATAATTCTTCTAATTTGTCTTGTTTGATTTTGTATATATTTTTATCTACTATCAATTCACGCACATCTTTCTCCAACTGATCAAGATTTATGTTATTTACCGGATTATCTAGGTTTATCTTTTTATTTTTAAATTCATTTAATTGTTTAACTATATTTTTTTTTATATTTACTTCGTATTTTAGATCTTGAAATTCTTTAATGATATTAGATTGTTCTTTCTGTATTTCAATTATTTTTTCTCGAAAAAGTTTAGCTAAAGTTATTTCATTTACATCATCTTCATCTACTCCACCTACTCCACCTTCCATATTTATATATTCATCTTCACCCTCATCTTCATAATCATAATATTCATTTTTACCTTCATCATCATCACCATAAAGAATATTTGAATTTGTTACAGTTTTAAATATATTTGTAATAGCATCTGCAGCATGTTGTGCAGCATCTGAAACTGTTTCAACAGCACTTATAGAAGCATTTTGTATAAAGTTTCCTCCTTCTAGTTCTTTTTCACTCATTTCACTCATTTCACCATCTTCACCATATTCACTACCTTCACTATCTTCACTACCTCCACTCATTTCATCATCTTCACTACCTCCACTCATTTCACCATCTTCACTCATTTCACCATCTTCACTAGAACCACCAATATATTTATTTTTACTATAATTATCATATTCTTCTTTATCATATAAATAATCTTCTGATTGACTTGATATATCACTTAATCCATCACTTAATCCATCACTTAATCCATCATCACTATAATTTGAAGACTTTTCTAAATAATCATCAGATGAATAATTTGATACCATTATTAATTAATATTTATATATTATAATTTATTAAATTAACACTTTTTAAACTATTCTATAAATATTATAAAAATTAGAGCAACTCCCTGGCACTAGGGTCATTAATATTATCACACCATTTAGGCATCCAAAGATAAGGAATAACATTAGAATGCTTGTTAAAATAAGTTTCAAATATTTCTCTGTAATATAAACTTTCTTTTAATACTGGTGTATTATGTGTATATTTACTTTTATTTTTTTCAAAATATTCATCAGTCATTTTACTATCTATAAACTCTTTTATTATTTTATGCCATGAACGATTTTCAGTAGTTACACCATCACTAAAAGCTTCCTTAGGTCTAAAAAGCACTTCATCAGGTAATAAATTATCATTCGCAAAAGCATTTCTTAATAATAGTTTTTCTAAACAATTTTTACTGGTTCTATATTTAACTGGAATGCTTAAATAATAATTAACAAAAAATTTATCAGCAAATGGAACTCTTCCTTCTAATCCATTAGATGATATACTTCTATCACTTCTAAGACAATCAAAATAATGTATATCATTAACCAATCTAATACATTCATTACTAAATTCATTATCTGTTGGTGCCTTTTTCATATATTTATAACCTCCACAAACTTCATCAGCATAATCACCATTAAAAACTACTTTACAATCAGTATTTTCTTTAATATATTTAGATATTAGATAATTACCAACGCTGGCTCTAACTGTAGTAGTATCATAACTTTCAATATTATATATAACAACTGGAATAGCATCCAAAAAATCATGTTCAGTTAATTCAACATTATAATGAATACTTTTAATATGACTAGATACTAATAAGGCATTTTGTAAATCAGGACTATTTTTAAGACCAATAGAAAAAGTTTTTAATTTATATGGACCTAGTTTATCTGAAAGAATAGAAGAAACTAAACTGCTATCTAAACCACCAGATAATAAAGAACATACCTCTTTTTCACTCATCATTCTTTTATAAACTGCTAATCTAAAATAATAATTAATATTTTCAAGTATACTATTATATTTATCAGGTATATTATAAAGTATTAAACTATGATAGTTGCTAGCTAATGTAGATAAATCATCATAAATAATCATATAAGAACCTGGTTTAAATTGTTCAGCTTTATAGCAAATTTTATTTAATCCTTTTAACTCTGATGAAAAAACAACGTCTTCATTTTCAGTATAACCTATAAATAAAGGTCTAACACCATATGGGTCTCTAACTACATATGTAGTATTAATATCAGCATCAAATAATATGAATGAGAATTCACCATCAATAATATTACATAATTCTTCAATAATATCAGCAGAATTAGATTTTTTTAGATATGAATATAAATGTAATATAATTTCACAATCAGAATTTGAAAATGTATGGAAATTGTAACAATGTTTTAGATGAACATGATTGAATATTTCACCATTACAAATTAAATAACAATTATTAAGAACCATAGGTTGGTCACCATTATAACTTAAATCATTAATACTAAGTCTATGAAATATCATATAGATAGAATTATTTATAATAAGTTCTTTAGTATTATCAGGACCTCTATAATTAATTAAATTACTATTTTCTCTCAAAATTTTTAAAAACTCATCAGTATATACATTTACATCCCCATTTGATAAAAAAGCAAATATACCACACATTTAATTATAATTAAAATTATAATTAATAATAATAATGAAAGTTTTAAATATATTCAAAAAATTTAATATAAAAATTTAACATAAAAATTTAATTTATAAATTTTTTAATTTAAATGTTTTTCTATGATAATCAGTCAGCCCGTAATGTTTAATAGCTTCTCTATGTTCCTTAGTTCCATATCCATAATTAGTCATTAGACCATATCTTTTTAATATTTCATTATTATTACATAATTTTTCAATATATTCATCTCTGTAGGTTTTAGCTAAAATACTAGCAGCAGCAATAGGTATATATCTATTGTCTCCATTAATAATACAATTATGTTCAATTTTATTATTATTATTTAAATAAGTTTTAAACCGATTACCGTCTGCTAAAATTCTATTAAATTTAATATCGTTTTCATATACCTTATCAAGTGCTTTATGCATTGCTTTATAGGTTGCTTCTAATATGTTAATATCATCAATAATAGTATTATCACATGAAGCAACAGAATAAGCAAGCGCATTTTCTTCAATAAATATTCTCATTTCATTTCTCTTTTTTTTACTTAATTTTTTAGAATCTTTAATATATTTTAGATTGTAATGCTCAATATTATTATCCCATATAACAGCACCAGCAAATACCGGACCTAATAAACAACCTCGTCCTGCTTCATCAACACCTACATGTATTTCATTATTATATGGTTTTAAAAATTTTTCAAGCATTTTAATCTCTTTATCATATAATATATCATAATAATATTTTAAATAAATTAATTAAAAGTTCATTCTAAAATGTGAAAATCTTCAACAGACTATTAAAGACATAATCATCACATAATCATCTTATAATCAATAAATTTATCATAAACAAAAATATGGAAAGTTTACCAGAAGAAATTATACATATATTTTTTGATAAATTGGATACAACAAATTTCTTAAAATTTAGCAATACAACTAAAAAAATTAAAAGTTATTCATCTAATTATCTTGAATTAACAAAAATAGAACTTATTAAAACAGATATTTTTATAATAGAGATAAATTTTACACTTGAAAATGCGCCTCATAATATTGTAAGAAAGATTAGAGATAATATATACAAACTTTCACAATATATTAAAGTTGTTAATGTTAGTTTTTTTAAAAGTTATGATAATATTGAACATATATCATATAATTTTATTACACCAAATGTAGAAGATACTAAAAAGAAATTTATTAAATATTTAAAAGATTATGAACTTTATGATATTTTAATAAAAAATTTAAAAGAGGCAGAAGTATATACTTATGTTTCAAAAAAACAAGATGCTATGATAATGAAATACAAAAAAGAAAATAAAAAATTTATGTTTGATACTAATTCTACTGAATTATTTGATACTTCTTATAAAATAATTAATGATAATATTAAAAATAAATTTAAATTAGATTTATTATGGTTAAACATGCAGACAAGTTTAGATAGAAAAAACTTCTGTATGAACAATATTTTAATCCGCATAAATATTGATAGAACTTTATCTTTCATAAATCCAACAATTTAATTAAAAATTTATCTATTTAAAAAATTTATCTATTTAAAAAAATTATCTATAAAAAATTATCAACAAAAACAAAAAATTTATGTTAAAATAATTTTAATAAAAAATTTATTTTTATTAAAATTTAAAATGCCCAGAACTTTCTGTCCTATTTGTAAAAATGATGTAGATATTTTGAGTTATAAATATGTAAATATTGTTTGTAAAGATTGTGTTGAACAATATGAAAAATATGATGCCAATGGTAATATAATTGAATTTACAGCAAACAAAAGTGGTTTTAGAAGCATAACTAAATTAGATAGAGGGCAAATTATAATTGGTAAAAATAATACATGTTATATAAACGGATTACTTTGTATAGCAGAAGAAGGACCATATTGTGGAATTATTTATTTATGCTATGATAATCCAAACAAAAAGAAAAGACATATTTAGTACAAATAAAATTATTTTATTAAATAAATGAGTAATAGTATAATTGATAATGTTTTAAAAAGGTTAAATTTACAAATAATAACAAAAAATGATGATGAAAAGTTTAATAATGATAATAATGAAAAATGATGGGAATGCTTTTGTTAATTTATTAATTACTTTAGTGATTTTAGGAGGAACCATATTTGCTTTAATTATACACACTGAATGTATAGTATATAATGGAGAAAAACCAGATGGTAGTATTAACTGGTTATATATTATAATGCAAGTTATATTATATATATGTTGCTGCCCATGTTTTTTAATATACTACACAATTAATAGATGTAAAAGTAAAAAAACTCAACAAACTCAATTATTTTAAATTTAAGATAATTTTTCTAATAATTTTCTAATATTATCCCTATATAAATTTTTTTATGTAAAATTTTTAAATAAAAATATTTTATTAAATAAATGGCGATATTGAGTTTAGTTGTAACTTCTGTAAATAGAAGAGAAGAAAATATAGATAAAGATACTACACTTAAAAAATATAAACTTTTAATATATGTTATTGATGTTATGGTATTATTAGGTGCTTTATTTTTATCTTTCAAAAGAAATCAAGGAGTTAATGTTGGAAGTTTATTAGCTGCTGTTTTGTGTCCATGGTGTTATGTAGCATTTGCTTTAGCAGTTCAAGTTCCTAGACCAGTTAATCCAGTTAGATTAAATACCAGAAGTAATGTTCCATTTTAAAAATTGAAAACTTTACCAAATACTATTTAAAATTTAAATGATTATTTTTATATAATAATAACTCTGTATTGAATATAGATTTATAAATAAAAATTATTTTTATAAAAATTATTTTAATATAAAATAAAATTAAAATAGTTTATTAAATATGTGTGATTCATATATAGATAGAGTTTATAAATATCTAGAAATAAATTTTATACCAAAAATAAAGAATGATAGTCCTGAAATTATTACAAAATATTTAGTTGAAAATATACAGAGCAATCTATCTATATCAATTGATGTTAATTTAACAGAACAGTATATAGATAATAGATTACGTAAAATAGATGAATATAAAAAACAATTAGAAAAAATTAAAGAAATCCCTATTATAGAACAAAGGAGTGATGAATGGTTTTCAATTAGAAGAAATTTAATTACTGCTAGTGATATGGCACAAGCATTAAATAAAGGGAAATTTGGAACTCAAAAAGATTTTTTAATAAAAAAAATTGGTAATCTAATGGAAAATAATAATAAATATATTCAAACTGATAATGTTGCTTTATTATGGGGTGTTAAATATGAAGAAGTTGCTAATAAAATATATATGAAAAGAAACTCATTAGAAGTATTTGAATTCGGTTTAATTAAACATCCTACATTGGATTGTTATGGTGCTAGTCCAGATGGTATATCAGAATTAGGTATCATGTTAGAAATTAAATGTCCATTTAAAAGAAAAATAGATGGTTCAATACCAGAACAATATTGGATGCAAATACAAGGTCAATTAGAAGTATGTGATTTAGAAGAATGTGATTATCTTGAGTGTAAATTAGTTGAATACAGAAATGAAACAGAATTTACAGAAGATGTATCTAAATGTAATATTTTAACTAAAAATTTAAATGAAAAAGGTATTATTATTGAATATTTTGTTTATAATGAAATACATAAAAGTAATGATAGAAAATATTTATATAGTGATTTAAATCTTAATACTGAACAATTATTAGATTGGAAAAAACATATTATATCTACATTTGATGTTACAACTGAATATAATATAACTTATTGGAAATTAGATAAATATTTCTGTAAAAGAGTGTATCGGGATAAATTATTTTTTAATAAAAATATTAATAATTTAAAATTTTTGTGGAATAAAATTCTAGATTATTCAAAAGATAAAAAGAGATATTTGAAAGAAGTAGTTAATAGTAAGAAAAAAAGAGTTTTTGAATTTAAAGAGAAAGAAGATGATGTAATTATTAATGGATTTTGTTTTATTGATGATGATGATAAAGATTATTAAGAATTATTAAAGTAGTTATTTAATATTTTATTATTTTTATTTTGATTATTTATTTTGATTATTTATTTTTCTATATTTTCCATTTAAATAAATAAATAGTATTTATAGTATTTATAGTATTTATAGTATTTATAGTATTTATAGTATTTATATAAATAAATGGATTTTCAATTTCCAGATGATTTAAATAGGGCATCAAATTTAATATTAATTTTTACAACATTAATACTATGTATAACATATAATATATCTTTATCGTATCCAATTAAACTTTTTTTAAATGATGCGATATCAAATGATTTCTTGAAACATATTTTTTTTCAAAATATTATGAAAGATAAAACCTTACCTATTTTAGGTAGAGGATTAAGACCAGAAGGTGCTAAAAATTGTGGTCCATTTAGAGATAATTTTTTTAATAAAAGAATTGCTACTAAATTAGCAGAATCTTATGGATTTCCATCAGGACATTCTCAATCTGCTGGTTTTTTTATGACCTTTATATTCGTTCATTTTAATAAGAATCCTATTATATTCTTTACATCATTAGTATATTCTTTATATATTCCTTATACAAGGGTTAAATTAGGTTGTCATACTATAGAACAAACTATATTTGGTTATTTATTTGGTATATTAACATATTATCTATTTGAATATATAGATAATAAATTTATAAAAAGTAATGAACTAAATTGTTTTACCAAACAAAATTCAAATGAAAATAAAGTTAATAATAAAAATTTAGAAAATAAATTAAACATCAAGATTAAAATACTAGATAAACAAACATATAATGAATTAGACTAAATTAAATATGCTAATCCTGCTTTACCTTCTTTAATTCTTAAAATATTATAACCTAATGAAAATACAAGTAGATTGGCATTTCTCATAGTATTTGTTAATGATAATGAAACATTTTTATACTTAGAAAAATCACAGAAACCCATAGGTTGATATTTTTCAGGATATAATGCGAATGAATAACAATATATAAATTTCTGTGGAACTTTAGAATGATGGAAATATGGTTGTAATGTTCTAAAATAACTTGCTTTAAATTCTTCTGTTCTATCATTACCATCTAATATTAATTTTGCTGTTTTAAAAGGTTCTCTGGATATTGTATCACCTCTTATATATTGTATATTATCTTCTAACTCAGCAACAACATTTTCTTGGACATTAGTTTTGTGCGTAGGAACAGTATAATTAAAATAATCATTACCATTAAATAAATTTGAAGTTCGTGCAGTATCGTTATTTTCTGGATAATTATTTGTGATATCAGTATTTTCTTTAGTTATATCAGCTTCTTCTACTGATGTTTTTTTACACACCCATACAATTTCTTTTACTAAATGATTAAAATTTAATTCATGTAATCCATCTGATAACGATTTTTTCCCATTATGTTGAACTTGTTCAATCAAATATTCTTGTGGTTTTTGTGCGAATTGCCTTCTCTCATCTGTATCTAAATATATATAATTAGCAAATAATTTAATTTCTGGATTATTAGTATTATCAAGTATATTATCTATACTTTCACAATTCATTAAAAATTTTGACTTGCGAAAGGTAGTTTTAATTTGTACTTCATCATATTGTAATGATATTAATGGTATATGTAATCCAGTATTTTTACAGAAGAAAAACTTAATAGGGACATACATCTGTAATGAAGGTCCTTGTTTATTTTGAACTTCATTAGTATATTCCTGTCTAATTTGATTGTCGAGGACTTTATTTACTAAAAAATGTTCTTTATTATCTATATCTGTCAATTCATTCCAAATATCATTCCATTCACTTACAATAGTTTCAATTACTTGACTACCTATTATAATAGACGTTTCTTTTAAAATAGCATATCCTGTTGATGGTGTCCACATTACCTGATTTTGACCCAATGAAGGATTATTAATTGGTGTTAATAATATATCATAAAACATATAACCTAGTAAATCTCCAGCATTTTTAGGAACTGTTGCTGTAACTGTACTTTCATCTGACGTAGGAGTTGAATTCATAGGAACTTCCATAGTTTCCATTGCAAAATTAGTATGTCTTTTATATACACTCTTAAAGAAGGTCATTTGAGGATTTCCAGTTATATAATTTTCTTTAGAACTTCTTATAACTTGCATTATACCTCCTCCCATCTTTTAATTTATTTAATTTAACTTTTTTTTAAATATCTATTAAATTATTAATTTTTAATTTAATATCATCTGGAATCATATTAAAATCTATTAATAGTTTATTTCTATTATATAATTTTTTACATTCTTCATTTTCTTCTAAAAATTTTTCTAATTTTTCATTATCTTTAACGAGTTCTAAAATTTTATTAATTGTAGTTCTTTTTGTAAATATAGAAGTTATATTATCACTAGTATCACCTTGTAGAATTTTTAGTTTTAAATCAACTTCTTCACCTCTGCTTTTAGTTCTAAGATTTAATCCTTGTAAATTATAGATATAGGTATTATTATCAAATAGTTGTAGATAATCATGATCATTTGTAATTATATATATTGGAATATCTTCATATTTAGTTCTTATTTTTTTCTTTAAAACAGCAATAATATCATCACCTTCCGCATTTTCAACTTCAAATATCTTCATATTTAATTTTATTAAATCTGGAACTATATTATCATATGTATAAATAAATATATTAGGATTAAAACTTCTATTTTTATCATCTCTAGTTTGTTTATATTCTTCATAAAATTTATTTCTCCATATATCAATTCTTCTACAATCTCTAGCAAATATTATCATAGCATTATTAATTTGATGTTTTTTTTTTATTTTTTTTATATTTTCTATAAAAAGTTTATGAAATTTTTCCATAAATAATTTATTTTCTAGAACATTTTCAACATCTAATTCATCTTCTTGTGAGCGTTTATACCAACTTTTTAGAGCATAAAATCTATGAAATATATAATATGACATATCTATAAATAATACAGGATTATCTAAAGAATTTTCTAAAGAATTTTCCATATTAATTGTATTCATATTATTTTATAAAAATAATCTTAAAATATTTTTAACTAATTTTTTAATTTTGTACTTTTTCTATTTTTATTAATATTTATAAAATTAAATCAAATTTTATTTTAATATTATTTTTGTTTTTTTTGTAAAAATAATCTTAATCTCAATGTTTTTCTATTATACCAGGACCTACAATAATACAATCTGGATTACCAAAATCTACATTATTAATACAATATTTAACATTATCACTTCCTACAGGTTCTGCAGAATAAGTAAAACTATCACTAGATGGTCCATAATTTTGAATAGCAGTTATAAAATTATGTAAAATATTATTTTCACTATCACTTTGACTAGCATCACCATTAGCATTAGCATCACCATTAGAACTTTCTAGACTGGATATGGCTGTAGTTATAATTTCATTTATATCACTAATATTAGTGATATCATAAGTACTACCACTACCAGTACTATTCTCAACTAATTGAAGAAAAGCAGTTTGTTTTTCATCAGTATCTAGATTACTTATTTGATCACTGGTGATCCCATTAATAAGACTCTGTATTAATTGTGGATTTACTCCAGTACTATTTCCAACTAATGAATAA